CTTGGCTCCAGATGCGGAGATCTGATGTCAGGGTGTTGATGTCGGCACCCGAACCCCATGTTCCGCGCCCCCAAAACCCCGCGCCCCAACCGGTCCCGTACAACGCGGTCTCAAGACCGGAGTTGAGCTGGTACGTTCCAACGACGCTCGCACCGCCGTTGCCGGTATCTGAAGCGTTTGCGACAACAAGTGTTGGGGATAGCTCACCGTCGACCGTGATCGAAGTAATCGACGTGTTTGCTTCTCGAGCTTGCACCTCGTAGGTGTCGGTGTCGATGATAGTGGTGATCTGGTATTCTTGATTCAGGACATCTGCGGTGATGTTCCCACCGAGGGTCGTTGCCCCGGAGAATGTGACGAAGTCCCCAGCCACCGCACCGTGCCCCGTATCGCTGACTTGCAATGTCGACGAACCATCTGCTGCGGAGAACGTCACATCTCCGGCGGCCGTGGTTGCGCGGATCGGAGTGACGTCGTTGTAACCACCACCCTCTTCGATGTAATATTTTACGTCGGTTCCAAGCCCTATGAGGCGATCGCCGGTTAGCGACCGCCAAGGGTGTAGGCTTCGAGTTGTTCCGAGGTACGAGAGAATCCCAAGCTTCTGCCAGCCCCCGATCTTTTCAGGAAAACCCTTTACGAACCGAACCTTATCGCAGTCGTGCCAGCCACCCTCATTTGTATAGCTGGTGACCTCGCGATTGATGCCCGGTCGGAACTGAAGTTTTTGAAGCGGCATGCTGAAACCCCGTTGAATAGCCGGAGCTTACATCACACCGGCTTCGCTGGCCAGTCTTCCTCGTTCAAGTGAGGGAAGTTGGCGTGAGCAGTAATATCCCGCAGTGCCTGACGGTAGTCTACCCATGCTTGGTTCATCGGGGTACTTGTCTCTTGGGCCTTGATTACACGCCAGTCGCTGTTGGCTAGGAGGTTGTCTCGTTGAGAGCGGACGCTATCGGCTGCCTTATCTGTGCGCTCAGCAATCTCTTCAGCCGTGGCGTCGGTGGTTTCCCAAACCTGTGTCCATGTGCCGTCGATCAGAACCGGAGTGCCTTCGACCACGTTCTTGGTGTGGTCAACCGTTGGGCGGTCAATCTTTGCAACAGGTTGCATTCCCCACTCAGAGAGGAGAGTGTCGCTTGGTCGCTTGGGAAAGCTGGTGTTCGGGTTGTCCTTGCGCAGATTGCCAATGGTGTAAGGGTATTGGTCGACTGCGCCGTTTGTGGTCTTGACGAACATTGTAGTGGTCCTTTCTGTTCGTGGTTAAGTGTAAACATTGGTTGAAAGATGGCTGTACTCAATCAACGGAATCATAGATTCTATATCAGCAATGTTAGTTGCATCAGTTAGCGATGCTACCTCAGATGGATTTGATGGGTCAGAGCAATCGATGGCAACGATTGCGCTACTCCCTCTGTCGCAAAAAAACGCTGTTTGAAGTTCTGGGTCATATGTCAACGCCCCGACATCTGTATAAGAAGCTGACGAATAAGACCCTAACACTGAAACGCTCAATGGATTGCTGATGTCAATTGAAAGAAACTCATTCGTGTCATCTGTCCATGCAAAAATAATAGACCTATCCGTATCATGTGCCATAACCCGAATGTCCTCACTAAGTTGTGGGTCTGTATTGTAGTTTGTTAATTCAGACATGGCAGACGGATTGCTTATATCAATAACATGGAAGCCCTCAAACCCAGAAACATAAGCATAGTTTGAACTTAAATCTAATACAAATTCTCCGGCTCCATTTATGCCAGTTACCTCACTAAGAGTGCTTGATCCCTGCAATGTCGATGTTGCATCAAAAGCGACAAAATTATCGTTTGTGTATGAGCAACCAAAGAGCACCTGCCGGGACCGGTCAAACATAATTTTCCGACCGCTACTAAAAATATTTTCACCAACACCCTCAAATGTCGTGGAAGAAGCGTTGTAGCTGAACTCATCTATAGCAGTTCCGTCAAGAGCATAAATTCTATTTCTAATTGTATTAATTAAACCAGAATAATACTGGTTGTTTTCGAGAATTACAGCGGAAGAAAGGTTGCTCAAATCCGAATAATCCAGAGTGCAAATACCGTCTCCAAAAAGTTTGGCATCTCCAAAATCTGGATCCAACCGTATATCTCTAAGGTGTGGAAAGTTTGAGATGACAATTCGATCAAGAACCGTAAATGAATTTCCAGCATATTCTATTGAGGTCACCGAATCGTCAGTGCTTGTTGAGCCATCCCTGCTACCCAATAAAAACACTTGCGACCCGCCGCCTGCGCCAGCCGCTCCCATCTGCATCAGTCGAGAAATACTCATGCCAGTGCATCCCCTGCTTGGAAGCCGTACCACGTTGTCCCACCGTCAACTGTGTAGAACACGAACACGTCTGTCTCACCGCTTGCGGGTGCATCAGGTGCTGTGCCACCGGGCCAATTTACTGAGGCAGGCCATGAGAGCGTGTGAGTGCCGCCAGCAGTGACCTTGAGGGTAAAGCCGTAGCTGTCGTTGGTGGTCAGGTTAATGCCGCTGTAGTCGAACGTGAAAGTCGTGTTGCCGCTGGTGGTCAGCGTGAAGCTGTTGGCCTCGTCACAGTCAACCGTGACGCTGGTTCCAGACAGGGGCACAACCGTCTCGATGTAAGCTGTGACCTGTAACTCTTCTTGCAGCTTTACGTTGCCGTTGGCGTCGGCTGTGACAACCTTGCTCGCCTCGGATGTCCCAAGGGTAGCAATGTCGTTGTAGTTCAGTTCAGCGGTCGTAGCCGTAACACCATCCAGCAAGTTTAGTTCGGCAGTCGTGACTGTCGCGCCGTCGAGGATGTTGATCTCAGTAGTCGTGACTGTCGCGCCGTCGAGGATGTTTAGTTCGGCAGTCGTGACTGTCGCGCCGTCGAGGATGTTGATCTCAGCGGCGGTGGCGGCTAGGCCAAGATTCGTCAAGGCAGTCGTGGCGTCGTCAAGATCCGACAGATTGTTTGCAGCCAACAGTGATCCGCTCGGCACAAAGCTGGCCGTCAAATCCACGACCTCCGCACCTGCGCCTGCGCCGTCGGCGTATACAATCGCTGCACCCCCGTTGGCGATCGTCACGTTCCCGCCGGTTCCCTGTGTTAGGATTACACTTTGCCCAGAGTCGTTCTTTACGAAAAAGACTTTTTGCTGGTCATTGGGCGTGATTGTCACAGTGTTGGTGCCACTGGGTGTGCCGCCAAACACCAAAACCGAATACTGACCCTCAGACAGCGCGCCGTTTGAGGTCGTCAGCGTATGTGTTGTTCCAGACAGCGTGATCGTGCCGACGCCGTTGGTCAGGCGGTCGATGATCTGCAAATTGACATTGGTTGTATCGCCCCACGTACCGGACTGCTCGCCCGTTGCAATAAGCTCAATGCCTGTGTTCGTTGTATAGGTACTGGCCATGCCAACCTCTTATGCTGCGATTTCAATCCAAGCAGTATCTGGATCCGGAACTTCTCGACCCCAAACTAGCACACGATTAACCTCGGCGCCAGCCTCTAGTCCAACAGGGAATACGTTGGCGTCTCCAAAGACTTCGATGACACCAACCTCTGAGGCGGCGCCAACACCAGCAACCGGCACAACCTGTGTTGTCCGTTGCGTGACCTCGCCAACATCTGCAGATGCTGCAAGCCCGGTAACAGACAGCGTGGAGTCGCCAATAATGTCCACAACTCCAAGGGCTGTTGAACCCTCAAGCCCGACGACGAAGACATCAACACCAACGCCCTCAGAAATTGTGACGACACCAACCGAAGCAGTTGCAGACAGACCGGTAAGAGCAACGTCCACATTTGTTAGGACTTCTGGGTCACCAAGTTGCAACGAAAGAGCAGGGAGGGTTGTGTTGGACCCCCACGCGCTCTCACCCCACGCGCCACGGCCCCAGCCCGCGAAGCTGACCAGTGCATCGAAACGCAGACTGTTGACCTGCGCGTCGCCCTCGACACCCGTTACCTCGACCAAAGAGATGCCTGTTGCATCTACCGATCCGATGGCTCCGGCGCCACTTAATCCAACGACGTTAACCAAAGCGTCGCCAGAAGTCTCCACGGAACCGACGTCCGCCTCCAACGCATTCGGAAGGTCTGGGGCCGCGTCTTGGCCGTAGGCGGTTTCGCCCCAGCTATCGCTACCCCAGCCGCCGGTAAGGAGGACAACAACGTCAGTCACAGCGCATCAAACCTTACGCAATGCGGATGATTGCTGACGCCGCATCTGCGGTGGGAAACACGATCTGAAAATCACCTGCAGTCGAAGCCTTGTCCGAACCAAAGTCCAAAACAACCACCGAATCCGTCGTGCCTGTGCCGCCGTCGGTCGTGGTGTTATAGATCAGCGCGCCGCGGGCCGTAATCGTAGCTGACGTGAACGTAATGTCACCGAAGTCACAGAAAGCGGTCGTGCCCGAGGTTGTCGGTGTGACGCTCGTCAAGGTGCCGCCGCCAGCGCTGTAGCTGCCGGATGCGGACACCTCGTTTGTCGCGGTGTAGTCCGTCGTGGCCGCCGTGAACGACGCGTTGTTGTCGTACAGCGCCAGCTTGAACGTGTGCCCGCTGCTGTTGGTGAAGTCGTGCTGCCCCTGCAGCAATTGCTGCTTGAAGCTTGTGCACATAAAATTGCCGGTGAACGCCATGATCAGAGTCTCCTTATCAGTTCGGCGAGTTCTGGATGCCCCGCATCATTCAGAGCATTATACACAGTTGTGCGATCGCTGAGAACCGCTTGTTTTAGATACCCTGCAACGACCTTTTCGACGTTGTCCTTAAAGGCAATCGCTTGGTCTCGAATTGCAGGGGGAGCCGTATCAGAGACTGATACAATGCGGTCAGCGGCCTGCGCCGCTAATTCGTCCGTAGTGAAACCCCGCCCGGTAGTTGTGCGAACACCAACAACAGGAGTGTCACGAGGGATATCAAGAAAACCTTGGCTCATTGCTTGGGCCTCAACACTTTGCCGCGACGGTATTCGTCCGTCACTTCTTTAGCTTCACCGAGCTGCTTGAGCCCCGCGATCGATTCTTGCAGACGACTGCCATATGCTTGCATAATATCTGGTTCGCCTTTAATAAAGATGTTTGCCTCCAGCAAAGAGCCGTACAACAAAGCCATCTCACCGTTTTCGCTAAGCCACGTTGTTCCGCTGTCGTTTAGCTCGGTGATAGTCTGTGGCCGGTAGAAGTAGTGCAGCTCTGCGGTGTACTCGACCGCGGGGGTCGGAGCCAGCAGGAAGTTGGTCACATCGAACTGCGCATAATACTTAGGCGCCCCGGTTGTAGTGGGGTCCGGGTTGTACTCCTGCACAAAACTTGGATCTTTGAAATCAACAAAAAATTTATCCCCATCGGCACCTGTCAAAGACAAGGAAAAAGGAGCCAAGAAGTCACTCGGGCAGCGGAGATACTGCTGGTTTGCAAAGCTCGTAGCAGTCACGTTCTTGCGGAATAGGCTGAGCTGCACCTGCTTGAGGATGCGCTCTTCGGCCATGCGAATAAACAGCGGGATATTGTTGACGAAGCTTGTCTCGTCATACTCCACGTAGTCCTGAATGGCCTGCTTCAGCTCGCCGTAGGTCAAAGTCATGTCGTCACCACCGTCACTTGTCCAGCCCTGCCTACCATGCGAGGTGGGTCCAGAGGAAGCCCTACGCTATCTGTGTACGTGAACACTTTCAATGGCTCCGTCCGATCAGGGCGCGGATTGCGCAGTGCCTGCGGATCTGGGCCAACCTTCGGCGGTTCAAGCTGCGGGTGCTTTGGCTCGTATTCGTCTGGGCCAACCAGCGCCCCGGTCCACTCACGGCGCATGTCCTTGAGCCGATAGCGAAAGCCCGAGCGGTCCGAGATGCCGTATGCGTTTTTGTCGGAAGCAAAAGCCATCAGCGCCTCCGTCGAGGAACAAGCTGCAACGGAACGCGGTCCTCGTCCTCTTCAGCCGCCCGCTGGAACTCTTCCTCGTATACAGCCTTGAGCAGCTGAACGCGATCCGGCGCGCGCTTCATCGACAGGTAGTAAGCAAGCCCCGCCACCATACACGGGTAGAACCGATAAGGCACGGCCGTGGTGTTGGTCAGCGCATCTGCGTCCTCGATGCGTCGGACGTAGTAGAACACCAGCTGGTCCGTCGAGTTCTCGGGCGTCTGCCAAAGATTGATGACCGGAGCGATTTGACGATCGAAGTAGAACTGCGACGGGCGGCCTTGGCTGGTCTTTTTCGGGAAGTCCAGATAATCGCCCCGACTGATCCGCTCCATCTCGTAGTCCGTACCATCGCGCCGAAGAGCCATCTCCAGAATATCGGCGACATCCTCGCCAAGGGTCTCCTGTGCCTGACCTTGGGTGACGGTGAGGGTTTGTTGTTCGACAGTCCAGAGGTTCAGCCCCCGGTTCACCCATTCGGCAAACATCAGGTTCAGAGACCGACGGGCCGTCTTCGCATCGTAGCCCGTGCGAACTTCGAGGCCGCACCGTTCGTACGCCTCCTCGATGATCTCACCGACG